TTGCCTCCCACATCCACGTGGAAGGTATCCTCATCCACCGTGAGGTCACCACTAATACTCGTGTTTCCGGAGACGACTAAAACATTCGAACCATATTCATCTACGAAAAGATTGGATCCCACATCTAATGTGTGAATGGGGCTCGTGTTTATGATCCCAATATTAGACTCAGTGAGAACGCGACCGTACACATGTACGTCCAATGTCTCGGATGTTAATGGGGTGATCGTCTTACTTTCCGCACTCGTTTCCGTGTACGCCAGAGCAAGTTCACTCGAACCCTCTAAAAATCCAACCGTGACGTTAGAACCCGGGCGGTTCATGACGATTCCGAGGTCGAGTGTCGTATCTCCAACCGTGTTGTTTCTTCCCAATTCTATGATAGCATCTGTGATTGTGAGATTTTCAGTGTTAATCACAGTGAGGACACCATCTATCTGAGCGTTTCCTTGGACAACGATATCCCCCTTAATGTTTGTGTTTCCGTTCACGACGAGAACATTAGAACCGGTATCGTGAACGTAGAGATTTGAGCCCACATCTAGGGTGTGGAGTGGTGAAGAATTTGCGATACCGACGTTGGACACGGTCACGAAACCCGTTTCTGTATTATTAAACTCGAGTGTGTTTGTTGTCGTATTTCCAAGGTTTGTGGTGGCTTGAAAATTTGGTTGTAAAACGTCTACGGCAGCCACACCCGAATCCGTGATCTCTTTTGATATTCGGTTATACGTAAGAATCTTGATTTGACGATCAGAAACATCAAGCACTTGACGTAAAGGACTGATGTACACCGACCCCGATTGCGTCGTGTCGATCTGGGTATTACTGGCGTTGAACACGATCGTATTCTCACCCTGGTCCTCTGTCGCGTTTTTACCGAACCTAATTTTTGTAGATCGTTCGACCGTCGGCAAGTTCTTGACCATTTAATATAGATTAGCATTTTAATTCGCGTAGAGGAGTCCTGCCATACCGTTCTCGATACGGAGGATATTGTAGTTGACCGCGTATATCGGGTCGTTGATAGGCATTGATTCACTCATGATCTTAGCAGACTCTAAACGACTGAAATTGAGGGTACCTGTAGGTTGAAGTGAGCTTGTGGAGAGGCAGAAACAATAGAGAAAGAAATCTGGAGACGTCACAAAGCTTGTATGATAGTAACTCATCACATCAATAAAATGTGGTTTTCCCCATTTATAATTACTCATATCCGTACCATTGATGTTTAACTTAATTTTGTTAATGGGTGAAGTGAGCGCACCGTCGGTGGTCGTATCTGATGAGGCAAGATACTTCACGGGGTGATTAAACGTGAGATCCTGGACGAGTGTGCGAGATGGGATGTTTTTCTGTACTTGGGTGATGAGAAGGTCATGCTTCCTCAATGCGATGTTACCACGCTCCTCGTTATCGAGATAATAGTAGTTCGCATAGCACTCTACGTTATAGTTCGCAGCCGCACTAGCCCAATGGATACGGATCTCTACGTTATGATAGTTGAGTGCGACTAAGGGGATAGCATACTGTGGACCCTCACAGAAGAAGAAGCGAAGGGGATAAAAGTAAGAGCGAGCGCTCACACCTGGGTGTGTACCATTCGCACTTCTGGAAACGTTTTGGGCGAAGGTATCGATGGCAATTTTTTCGGTAAATATGGAGTCTTGGGTATCGATGACCGAACCACCAATAAGAAGTTCCACTTTATCTATGATGGTATCCCACCTCTGAATATCAAGGGCGGACGTGAGATTATCTATTGTGAAATAAACATAACCGAGAAGGTCACCAGAACGTTCGAATTGAACACTGGACATTGAACTGTTTTTCACCGCTCCATGGATCGTTTGCTTTTCGATGGATTGTGAAAAATTAGCATGTCTTTTAAACGTTGAACTAAAGAACGATATTTCGGGGTCACCCATGATATATTCATCCTGGGCTCCGATAGCGATCAATTGAACAATGCCTGCAGACATGGTATACTATAGTAAAAGGAGAAAATTACAGATTGGGTTTTCTACACACAAAGCGAATTACTAAGAAATTTTTGCTGCTCGCACCAGGGAGAATGGGTACACCACTTTGGTTTCTGAGAGTCACACTAAATCGATCAATCGTACGAATAGGATCAATATATTGTGTGACGATCGGATAATCATCCTTGAACCCAATAACACCCGTACCATCGCTTACGATACTAGCGAATGAGTTACGAACAACACTCTCACTCGCTTGACCATTTGGTACATCAGAAGCTCGATCGGAAAAGATCGTATCCAACTCTTTGATAGAAACATAACAGTGTTCCGTAGCCACAGTGGTATTGATTCGTGCAGCTAACAACCTCGCCTGAACGACATTCTTTAATGGTTGTTGAAGATAACATGTGAAAACATTGGCGCTAGTCTGCCCAATTGTATCTATCGTCACGGTGTGATATTCATGTTGAAGATCTGGAATCGCCTCAGTGATAGTTGTAATGAGAGCCATTTATATTAGCTTAGATTAAAGATCCACCAATTCCGTCGGTAATCTCATATCCAGCGTGCGCACTCACGAGTTCCTGAGCACCACAGACACCACCTGGTGTGAGACCCTTGGAGTAGGGGCTATCCTTTTTCCCGGACCCAGCGGTACATTCCAAGCTGACGGGGAGGTCGAAAATGGAAGCGTCACTGACCGTCTTGACAGTGATTGGCTTGGGCTGGTATTTGCTGGTAGTGTTGGTCCTGAAAGCGGCGAGAGCCGAGATGACCACGAGAAGGATGACAATCATCGAGAGCGCATTACGACTGGTACGATTAAGGGTAAACATTTATAATGTACAAATATTTTTTTAAACTGCGTTAAAGGTATTTTTTTTAGTTTCTACATAAAGAGTAGATGGACGAAGAAATCGTACTCGACCGAGGAAATACCAACATTATGAAATTGGATGCGGATGAACAGGCTATCATGGATGAGATTGAAATCTCTGCCCCGCAACCCCAGCGTGTTCCTAGACCAACCCGACCCGCTCCAAACCCACCACCCATGACCCAACAACAGGAAAGTATGGATGCTTTTGTGAATCCCAACAAACAGTCCGCTCCTGTGCAATACCAACAAGATGAAGAAATCGATTATGGGGAGGATGAGATGTATGACGACCAAGATATGGATATGGATATGGGTCCTGGTCCCAGTCAGCAGGGGGAACAACCGACGAAGGGGTACACCTCCATTGACGAGGAGAAGGCGGATCTCATTAACAAATTGAGTCGCCTCGAAAAGAAGGGGTTCGCTGTGAACAAGAGGCTCAACGCGTACTCGAATATTGAAGAGCTCAGGTCAGAGGTTAAGCGAATCACGTATAGCATCGATGTGGAACAGTCTGTTCGTTTCTCTCGGCGAATGCTTGTGGCGTGTGTGACTGGTCTGGAGTTTCTTAACAAGAGGTACAATCCTTTCGAGATTCAGCTCGAGGGTTGGTCCGAGTCCGTTATGGAGAATGTCGATGACTATGATGGTGTCTTTGAAGAGCTCTACGTGAAGTACCGCTCGAAGGTCAGCGTTGCCCCCGAAATCAAGTTGATCATGATGTTGGGTGGTTCGGCGATGATGTTCCACTTGACCAATAGCATGTTTAAGTCAGTAATGCCCAACATGAACGATGTGATGAAGCAGAACCCCGACCTCGTGAAGAACATGATGGCGGCTGTTCAAAACACCACCCGTTCCCCAGAGGGTCCTGCGACCGATGCCCCAGTCGGTGGTTCCGGTGAATACCAGATGCAGGGTCCTGGTATCGATATCTCGAGTTTGATGGGTGGGATCATGATGCCCCCCGCCCCCCCCATGAACACGACGAAAATCGCTCCTCCCGAACCCCAGGATGAGGAGGACGACATCTCCGACATCATCTCCATCTCCGGTGATTCCACTGGAGGTGAGGTCAAAGAAGTCAACGTCGCCACCACCAAGGGTAAGCGTACCACCAGACAGAGGAAGGCGAAAAAGGAAATTAATCTCTAAATATATATAAATGATAGCGTACTATCCATTGGAGGAACTGGAACCTCCCAAACAGTTGGTGGTGGATCCACCTGCTGTCACCCCCCTGAATGTTCAGGTTGGTTTAGAGGAGAGTGAATTAAATTACGTCGTGATAGCTTTCATCTTAGGCGTAGTTGCTTTAGCCATATCAGATGCCATCAGGGCATAAATGTATATTGAATCTACCGCGGGGTCTTCCTCCGTAGTACGTTTAATTCCCGAATAATACACCACCCAACCCATTTTTGATCCTAAGCACATTGTAATTAACTGCATAGATGTATAGGGGTTGACCAGGGACTCTTCCTGCACCAACGGATGCACCCCTTAAGATCATTTTAGCGTTGTCTAGACGACTAAAATTACACGAACCCGAGGGACTGTACTCCGACGCGTTCATACAGAAGTGATAGGCGAAATACCTCGTGTATACCATGACGTTTCGGGTTGAATCAAATTCAGAAACACCGTATTGAGATTTATAATAATTTTGCACGGTATGGAAATAATTGGGTTTCATGTTTTCAAATAAATACGTACCATTGATTTGCAAATCAGCACCAGTAAACGTAAAGTAGTCGATTTTATAATCACTCTGGGTTGCATCGAAGCCAAAAAACAATGATTTAACTGGATGGTTGAACGGGCTTAAGTCAAGTGCATTGTATCCATCGAATGTGTTAAGTTTGTATTCTACCCGTTGTACCTGTGTGATCACGAGATCCAACTGTCGTTGAATGATAGCTTCTCTTTCATCTTTATCCAAAAAAATGTAATTACCGTACACTTCAATCTTTTTATCTTCATCCGTCAATCCAGCGAGACTTGTTTGGTCATAGTTAATCTTTATTTCGACTTGGTGATTCTGGAGGGCAACGAGAGGTAAAAATGCTTTGTGGTCACAAAAGAAAAAGTGTAATGGTATGAACCCTGGATTTTCATTGGAGGATTTGCTGTTCAAATCTCGTGATTTAGTGCAGGTGTCCGCGAGATAATTTGACCATATATCGGTGTAATAATCGAAATGGTGTGAATCGACCTTCTGACCCCCTATATACAGGTCAATCGTAGAATTGTAAAACATCGTGAGGGTATTGGAAGAACCTTCGAACCACACGGCGTTAATGAGGTCACCGAGAACTGGGATCGTGATCGAGGTATCGTTATCATTTATCGTTTTAATCAGTTTAGGGGCCTGCGAAAAATTCGTATGTCTCGTAAACTTCGTACGAAAGAAGGAATGTCCCTCGCCACTTATGAGGTATGCGTCTTGTACACCTTTGGAGACAAGTTGTATTAATGCACCAGACATTTAATAGATGCCCAGATTATAAAAACAGACACTTTCCCTGAGGGAAATCACTCTTGGGTTCTTCTGTAAATTTGCCTTGAATGTTGAAACCACCTTGTCTATACACCTTCATTCTTTTGTAATACATGGCTGTGAAGATCGACCATGGATCATGTACATCATAGATGTGAGGTTCGTTCTTTTTCCCTTTTGTTTCTCTCATGATTCTCCCAATACTTTGAGTAATATCAGACTTGGGACTGGCTAATATAACTGTATCGAGTGTTGGGATATCCAGACCTTCGTGGGCTTGACTGAACGTCGCGAAAATGATCTTCTTCTTTGAGGATTCCTGGAGCGCCGCCTCCTTCATACCACCCATGTAGAGACCAGATGTCTTGGGAAAACATTGATGAAGAAACTCACAGTGTTGTCTACGGTCACTGAGAACGAGAAGCTGTCTCGTACCAGCTGAAGCCTTTTTGACAAGTTCAACCAACATCTGATTTCTCTGGCGGTCCTCAACAATTTGGGTAATCATGTTGGGCATGGAAATCTTCCCGTTTCTCATGGATGGTGGTGGGTTCCTATAATTTGGTGAGTCAAATGTTATGGGGAAAACCTCCACCTGTTCCTGGTTTTTTCGTTCAACGGCGAAGAATGTGGGTCCCATGAACCAGTGGAGAACCTTGGTGAGCCCATCCTTCCTTTCTGGGGTTGCTGAGAGTCCGTAAATGTGCTTGGGACACATCTTGAAGAGACTTTGACTGAAAACTTTCGCACAGATATGGTGTGCCTCATCAACGATGAGCGTCCCTATACTCTCAAAGTCTGAGAAGCTGTATTCTTTGAGGGAGAGGGACTGAAGCATCGCGATTACAAAGTCACACTCCACCTCTTTCTTATCCTGTTGTACGACCCCGATGGTAGCTCCCGGGCAAAACTGTTGGATACGTTCACGCCACTGATCCGCGAGAAACTGTTTATGGACGATGATCATCGTTCTGTATCCCAACTTACACGCTATTGCTAGGGAAACCGTCGTTTTCCCATAACCACATGGTAGAGAAAGGACACCGTGACCTGCTTTAATCGCTGCTGCGAGGGCATCATTTTGGTGTGTTGCGTCCCTGAGCTGTCCGACAAACTTGGTTCGGATCCGGGTGGGCTCAGGTCTCCTGTCTTCCTTGGGTTCTCCAAGCTTATCAGTTCCATAGAATCTTGGAATGCAGACTCCATTCTTAGTTGGTCTAAAAACCTTGAAAGGCGGGGGAGGAAATCCATAGTCTCCATTGACGATGGGTCTTACGGTAAGTTCCTTTTTAATTTCTTGAATTGGTCCCTCACTCACCAGGTATCCTGTTCTCGTAAGAACGGTCATACTTATTTAAAGGGTACAAACTTTAAATAGGTACAATGCCTACCGTCGACGTTGAAGAGAATATTAAGAAGCTTCGTACGACCATTGAGCAGATGACCCAGGAAATATTCCGCCTCCAGGGGATGCTCCAAACCTTCGAGGGGTTCAAGAAGGGTGGTCTCACGACCATTGATATGCCCAATGACCCCAATCACTCGGTCGAGCCCACCGAGGAGCTCGAGAGTACCCAAGAAAAGCCTGAGTGATCTCCTACGTTCCAAATACCCTTGAAATCTACTTCGATTTCAACTTCATCACCCCGTATAAGAGACTGCAAGGGTCGCCCCTTAACTTCACACATCACTCTCCTATATCGGAATGGAACCTTTACTTTTAGAACCTGACCTTCGAGTGGATTACTCACACTCTTATTCGTGAGTAGGTGTTCCCTATTCGCGTGCATTCGCTCTATCAATTCAGAAACTTTTTGGGGAATCGTGAAGCGGATGTACTTTTTTTCATTGTGTTCGTACATGGGTTCGTACACTTTAGCTGAGAACTTCATATACGATATACTAATAGTAAAACTATAAGTACTACAAAGACAAATAACATGACTTGAGAGAGTAAGATGGGTTTCATGGGTTGTCTCGTTCCAAAACAGAGATGACTCAGAGACCTGGAAACTTCAGTCGCAGCTTCAACACTCGAATATGGCGTGTCTCGTGGCGACATCATACCACACATGGCAACCTTGGAGCACTTCCCAAAAAATGGGAGTTGTCCATGAAGACTGAGAACACCCGATGACTGTGTAAAGACCCATTTGTCGTCTTTCCATTCTGCACCCCACCCGATCCGTATAGACTTTGGTGTGGGGACACCGAGTTGTCTCACGACCCCAGCCTTTAGAGTTTCTGGATCAGTTTTGAGAATTTCTGGTGTGAGATCACAAATGACACATGATATGGTTTTACAATCGGAGAGAACTTTAGGTTGTAAATTCCATTCCGTGGTGGTTGAGATTTCAATATCCGTCTTTATCTTGATTGGGGTATCGTAATCGAGAAGAACATTTATGGCGCCGTATGTACTTTCACTCACTTTCTTGAATGCATCTGGTCCCCAGTTGTCCCCCAGCAACTTGAGAGCTGGACTATTGTCTAAACATAAAAATAGAACTCCATCCTTAATAACTCTTTCATCCGAAAACGTCGCGACGAAATCATTTTCACCATACTCAACACTCGACAACTCTGTCCCAAAGACAAAGTTTGCACCGGCATCCATAACTGCCTTTTCCATAGCGTCACACATCACTTTACCTGAAACCCTTTGTGTATAAATACCAGAAAGTCCTACGTGATCAAAACTTTTCACAAATTCGTAGGCGGACATTACATTCCATGTAACTCCATCCATGATGAGGGGCATGTGTTCGACATATTTCGAACCCTTTTTACTCAGTGGTCCGAGGGCATCCTTAAGAGGTGTACGTTTGTATTTTTCAGGGAAAGCATATACTTTCGTGAACAGAAGTGCAAGGGTGATGTAATCTCCAGGGCTCAGGGAGCGAATCATGAAGCCAAAGTATTTCTTTTTGTCGACGGGTAAGAAAAGGTCATGCCAGTTTATACCCATCTCGGTGATAAGAGACTTGAAGTTGATGAATGCACGATCAAATAGAATTCTATGTGCGTGAAGATCTCTCTTCTCGCCCTCTGGCTCCCACCAAGAACCACCTCCTGAGACTTTCCTATCGTAAATTGTAACTTCATGATTTCCTGATTGTAGAATTTCCCATGCTAGGGACAGACCAGTTGGACCGGCTCCTACGATATGAACCTTCATTCTACAATTATATTACAAAATAATTACTTATAGATTATTATATAGCTTTATTGTAGGATGCTATGTATAGCCTCATATAAGGCGACATTACCTAGTAGAAAGGTGAAAACATGGAAATTTGCTGCTAAATTTCTCTGGAAGAATGCCACTGTACAAAATAAATCTGAATTGGGTCGTTGGACGAAGGAGGAACTCCTCGAACTTGGACCAACCTTTGTAAAATTAGGTCAAATCGCTTCGACGAGAGGGGATCTCTATCCACCAGAATTTACAAAAGAGTTGGAATCATT